GCGGGGGAGGATGGGGATGGGGATGGGGGGGGGGATGGGGATGGGGATGGGGATGGGGGGGATGGGGATGGGGGGGATGGGGATGGGTCACATGTCAAACCGCGGGGTTGCGTCCCAAGCATAATGTTCGATTATGAAGGTCTAAAAATATGTTTGTATTTATTGCGTTTAGTTTTGGTTTTAGTTTTGGTTTTGTTTTTGGTTTTAGTTTTGGTTTTTTTAATTGGCTTTCTTCTTTTTCTCGAAGAACCTCCATTCGATTTTTTCATTGAATTCTCCATTGCGGCCAAAGATTCATCCAACATCCACATTAAATCATCGGAGTTGGGAGTTTTAGTAGAACTGTCGTCAGAAGCAGCAGGAGCAATCGCGCCTTCAGTAGCAGCAACCGTACCTTCAGATTCCTTATCTCGATATTTATCTTTAATTTTAGTTATAAGGTCTATTATTTCTTGCGGTGTCTTTGTAATGCGTTTGTCGTTATTATAATTTTCAATCATTATGATCAGACTTATAAAGTCTTCATCAATAAATATTTCTTTTTCATCTGTATCTAATAGTATATAAATATCCAACTGGTCGCTGCCGCCGGCCTTCGCAACTCGTCCCCTATCCTTTTTATTTTGTATATATAGCAATACTTTGAAGAAATCATCAATACTATACTGACGAAATTCTTTATAACAATTCGATTTATTAATTTTGTTAGTATTGTGTATTATATATTTTTTGTATTTGTCAGCTAGGTAAGTAAATGTGTTAAAATCAATTTCATGAGTTTTTTCTAACAGTTCCTTTTTTATATCAACTATGGAATTAATTCTAGCATAAAAACAAATCCTTTCGTCACTTAATACGGTTGAACTTGTATCACCTAATATTTTCTCAAGGATTTCATCCTCATTTTTAATACTCATCAACTAAAATGATGATATATTATAAAAATTTACACTATTATAATATTTTATAAAATAGCAGGTGTTGGGCACAACCTATCGTCTTGCGTCGTGTGGGGGCGCAACCCCAAGCGCAACCCATCGTCTTGCGTCGTGTGGGGGCGCAACCCCAAGCGCAACCCCAAGCGCAACCCCAACCCCAACAAATTATTCGTAAATAATGCCAATTCAATATCATGCTCATGTATGTTATGGAATATCGTGATATATTTACAAATAAGCGACGTAATACGGTACTTAATATCTTCGCCGAATAATGGCGTGAATTTGACGAATAAGAAGTAATTATCCAAGATATCGAGAACAGAGTAGCCTTCATCATTGAGTTGGAATAGTATTGTATTCGCAGCGCGAACCCGAGCATTTACATCCATTTTGCCATCCAAGATTACGCGCGTATATTCTTCAAAACGGTGAAAGCTGATATTCGTACATATTTTATGCGCGACGTCGATCGTAATCTCTCGGTCAATCAATTTGATTTTCTCGAGATAGTTAATGAGAGTCCGAACAGACCCATTTGATACCTGAAGCAAAAATTCCTCCGAATCCCGCGTTATCATCAAGTGCTCATTATTCTTTATTTTCAACATAATTTTATTTAGGCATCCTTGGTTCAATTGATTAATCTTGATAATAATATTACGTGTTTGAAATGTATCGACCACCTTCTGAATATTTGTACATGAAGAGATGAAATGAACGTTGTGACTGTATTTATCGATACAGTTTCGAAATACCTGCTGTCCCTGTTCATTGATTAAGTCAATATCATCCAATAAAACGATTTTCTTACGTCCGGGTATCATCGTCATCGTCTGACAGAATACCTTCACATCATTTCGATAATACTGAATTCCCTGTTCTTTTAGACTATTTAATACAAGAATGTTTTCCTTTATGACGGTATTGCTGTTCGCCGACTTTTTGTAATATTCGCGGATCATCGCATTAATAATTGACGTTTTTCCAGAGCCGGACTCGCCATAAAACATAATATTAAGGTTATCCATCTCGATGAGACTATTTATGATTGTAACCGTATTTTCGTCAAGTTGTTCGAATTCGTGTATTTTTGATGGTTGGTATTTTGCGATAAATGGGATGTCGGGTGATACGCATGTAGTGGGCATTGTTTGCGTCGTGATAAAGTATATAAAATATATCATTTAAGTATTATCATCATTCGGTTCCATTTCCTTTCGGTTCCATTCCATCATGTTTTTCAACTTCCCATTCGGCGGCGGCAGCCCCGGACATGGCCCAGAAATGTTTTTTGAATCCGACGATTTTCCACACATGGGCGAAGGAAACAATATCGATAAAGACAAGGATTATTATAAAATTCTAGGCGTGGATGAAAAGTCATCAGAAGATGAGATTAAGAAAGCGTATCGAAAGATGTCGATGTTACATCATCCAGATAAAAACGGTAATACGGACGAAAGCAAGCAAATGTTCCAAGAGTTGAATAATGCTTATGCGACATTATCCGACCAGCACAAGCGACGCACCTATGATATGATGCGTAAAGGCGGCGGTGCCGGCGGTGGTGCCGGATTTGGAAGTAACGTATTTCATTTCGGCGGCGGTGGCGGAGGAGTGCCAAACGGCGGGTTTCCACCCGGTATTCCAGAAGAATTACTCCATATGTTATTCGGTGCCGGTGGCATCGGAGGGCTCAATGGCGGCGGCGGCGGCGCGCATGGTCCGAAAGTCGTATTTCAAGCATTTCACAATGGTCGTCCTACCGGCGGTATCAATATCAACGGGATGAATGGGTTCATGCAGCAACAGCAGCAACAGCAACAACAGCAACAGCAACAACAGCAACAGCAACAGCAGCAGCAGCAACCGCATGTCCGCGTATATCAAGTCCCAGATACAATCAACAAAACGGTATCTCTTACCCTCGAGCAGTGCTATAATGGTTGTTCAATTCCACTTGAAATCGACAGACAAGTTCCGGATAATGATATCATCAAGATTGAGCGCGAAACAATACACGCCCAAATCCCAAAAGGCGTGCTTCAAGGCGATACCATCATCCTGAATGAATGCGGGCATATGAACGAGGCGGGGATGAAAGGCGATATTCGCATCGTTCTTAATATTCTACAACACGCATTATTCAAAGTAGAAAATCTAGACCTTACAATCGAAAAAACGATCACACTTAAATCCGCGCTCTGTGGGTTCGATTTCGAGATCACGCACCTGAATGGACGTATATTTAAACTCGCCAACAAACCGGGCAACGTCATTAAACCAGGTAATATTAAAACAATACCAGGTTTGGGATTAGAGAGAAACGGCGAATCCGGCGTTCTTAAAATCAAATTCAATATAGAGTTTCCAGATACGTTATCACCGGAACAAATGAACGCGCTTCAAAACGGCCTGTAGTAATACATACAATCCTACTAATAAAGATAATCAACATTAGAATACTCTGTATATAAACTATCACCCAATGGATAAACACCGTCCAATCCATTTTTACGCGGATATAAGCGAAACCGAATACCATAGGAATATAAATTAGTCCTACCTACAACCGTAATCGTTTGATTACCAGAAACCGCCGCCGTCGTTGTCCGCAACTTCCGATTTGTTGTAAATTGTGCGCCATTTATGGTGATATTATCCGAGAGATCCGCAATACCATTATTTACATCAAATATTCCATACCACTGACTTCTAGTCGAGCCAGACACTATATAATTATATTCAACGTCGCATTCATAATAGTCGGCAGTTCCGTTATACGAAGGATAATCAATCATAAATCTTAAACCATTCAGTGGCCCGAACTCGGTGGATACTATATTCGCAAATCGCAATGAAGGAGTATTTGGTCTAAACGGATAAATAGACGCATACACGGTATTTCCAGAGCTTTCTAATTGCGGAACATTATTAATAACGGTCATATACGTATAATCCGAAAATGAACGCTGTCCAGTATATTCGTTAAGAAGAACGGCGCGAATACGAAACTGTTGCGGTCGCTCATTCGTGAGACCGCCTACGGTATATTGCGCCTGATATCCGGCAATCCCGCCATTTTCGGCCGACGGTATTACTATATCATTCGAAACAACCATCCAATCAAGCGACAACTCGCGACGCTCTAGTGTAAAATATTTGTATTGATAATACGATGATGTAGTATCTGTTTTATAATAATTGGGGTCATTCGTTATGTCGGGCAGGCGCCACCTCAATTCGACAGAACCTGTATATCCTTGTGATATGAATTCCAACGGTCGTAATGGAGTTCTAAATGGTATGATATATGTTCCGGCGGCAAACATGTTACGCGGTGGCGCCGGTATAAACTGAGTCGCGCCTTGATTATTGATGAAAGTTTGAACCGGCTGAACACTGATATGATATCCGCGCCCAGATTTCAAATACAATTGAGCATTCGAAGAATCGATATCACCCTGTAAGTCTGAAGGTATCATATAACTAACGATACCAAAACTTGGGTCAAGACTTGGAGTCAAAATAGAACGCGAAGTGTCGTCTGTTTGTAATGATAAAGGATATTCTTGTGGATAAGTATCTTCGTTTTTGTATTCATCTGGAATGATGATATTAATGTAATATTTAGGTGTTGCCGAATATTTCCATTGTAGTAACACCTTTCCACCTTGACTTGTTGATATTAAAGAATAACTCATATCGGTGACCGGTTCTCTGAAGGCCGTTCCCACCTTTAATTTGGTCTGACTTATGCCGTTGCCATAATTCGGGGGGTCAGTTGAAGGGTCTGGGAAAAAATCATTTATATTAAACGGTGTTATCGTAAATAAATATGTTTTACCATCTACAAGAGGAGAGTATATATTACTTTTCAACGTCATAGTAAATTCTGTGTTTAATCCAGAATATGTTCGAACCGGTGCGATACCGTTGAGGATGACCTTCCCCGAATAAAAATTAAACTTATAATCGCTTCTCGAAATATTACTGATTTCATAGTTCAATCTCAAATAATATCCCTTGTTGGCGATCGTTCCTGCGTCAATCCGAATTAGTGTCGGAGGTGATAACGTTTCAAATCGCGCGTATGTAGCAGGGACATTCGACGCAATTTGTCCATTTTCAATTACATCTCCGGTTATTGAATGAATATAATTATATATATTTTCGGAGGGGTCGGACAACATCGATGAAGTAACGATGTATGACCGTGAAATATCGAATATTCCTGATATGTCTCTATCAGGGTTGCCGCTTGTATGCTGTAGATAGCCGTGGATAGATAGATGAAACGATAGTGAAATATCGCTCGATAACCAAGGAAGGCCTCCGCCCGTCGTGTCTTGCGTGTAATACCATTTTAATTGAATATATGAAAGGTCGAATGCGTTTTGGTTGAGTAAATTACTCTTATATTCGAATTTGCGATTCGAATAATTCATAATAATATTTTTTGACAAATCACTCGAAGGCGACAGAAACTTATCTGGATCATCTAATGTAATTGGTCTAGGATATATTATGTATTTCGATATTTCGTTCCGTAATGTTATCGAGTTGGCTTGTTGTGCCGCATTCAGAGACGAAAATTTCTTATAATCCGCATACACTTTACGGAAATCATCAATTGGATAGCCTCGATTTGGTTGTTTATAAAGTGAGTTCTCATCGGCGTCTTGTATATATCGTATTTTATTATCACTGTATTTAGTTACTTTTACACCGGTAGCCAGTGTTATTTCTGTCGCCTCTTGATAGTCGATAATATAATTCAAAATAGGCGAACCTGCGTCATCTTGTGGTATTTTCCATGTAATAATAATTAATTCGTTGCCAATGATTTGGTCGCCTAAAAATCGAATTGGTGCGTTATCTGGCCTAGCAAATGGAATACCGGATAAAATCGATGAATACGCAGAATATCCTAATTCATTTACACTCGCCAATCTAAAATAATATTTATATCCGTTCAAAAGCGATCCAGAAAACGGTGTGCTTAATCCAACGCGTGTATTAAAATTCTGTTGAGATGCTACGCTGTTATATGTATATTGAGCAATTGTTTTGTCGTATGCTTCTCTCGTCTGTTCAGTTATAGGTATAATTATGTCATCAAACATATTAAACGATAGAACATCTGCGGTAAGTTCAGGAGTATATTCTACGAAATTTACCCATCTGCCCGAAATATCAATCATCATCTGAATAACGAAATACTGAATTTCATACCCAGAGAATGCGGGTTTGAGCCAATAAATATTTACACGGTTCGATGTGCGTTCCGACTCAATCGTGAATGTGTTGGCTACACCGATATTTACTTGATTTTCGATTCTATTTGGAACAGACCCACATCGTCGCGTTAATAACGCTGAAAATGCGCTTGTTCCAGCAATATTTTGTGACGCAATACTATATGAGTAAAAATTGCCATTCGATAAATCAAAGAATTGGTAGTATGGTTTCAAGGGGGTATAATAATCTATAATGTCATACGCTGTATTTGTGAGACTCGTTAATGAATGAGACGAAGCGGCCGTCGGATCTGGACCTTCAAAACGGTATTGTTGGTATGGTGTGAATGTTTGAGACAGCATTTTCACTTGAAATGAATTCGCCTCGGTATTCATCGTTCGGAAATACGCATTATAGCTCGGGTCGAGTATATTGAGGTTGAATAGAAATACTAATTGTGTATCAGAATAGTCTAACCCTCCTCCACCCTCGACGAATTGAGGAAAACCAGTAGCGCTGGGTATATCAAACGTATAAGACATTGTATTGGCCGACGAGTCGGCGAATATCTGATTGTAACTCGCATCAGCATTAAATGACAAATCGAACAACTCCCGAGTATTATAATTCGCGTTCGTTACATTCGTTAAAAACGCTGGAACCGACAAAGTATTATAACTAGCGTCTGATATAGATTCGCTCGTTTTCGCATAAGGGCGAGAGTAAGCGCGAATACGCATATTGAATGGGATATTCAGGTTGGTAATGCTGCTGCTGCCGCCGCTGATATCGACAGGTAAATACGATATATCTGTCGTCAGCTTCGCGAGATTCGCAGCATATTTCCACGAAAAGGTCCATGAAGCCTTACCGTAGTCGGTGAATGGACGCGTCATTTTCGGCATGTGATACAGAACCCCCCCACATATGTCCGGTAATGCGTTGAATGTTGAAACCGAAAAGCTGCCGTTGTTATTCCCCGTTCCTAACCCAAATCCGAGAGAAGTGAAATATCTCGAAATCGGGAAACGAAACGGCGCAATACGGATGCCTTTTACGATGATACTATATGTTTTCACAGCCCCACTGGAGTTTATATATGTATTATTGTTTAATTCGACATCCCCAGATATAATGTCTGTTGGTTTCATGTATTTTAATTCACGCGCCAATGCCGAAGAACTCGGAAAATCAATCGTGAAGATATCGGTGATCGTTTTATTATTATTTTGGGGCATTGGGCCATAACAATTCACGAGAGAATCATAATTCCGCGAGGAATTAAAGATTAAGTCGACGCGATTATCGCCTATTTGGGTGCTCGCGCGTTTATGAAGAGAAAGAGTCATAGTTGTTGATGTGACCTCGTTCGGTAATAGATCCTCAATCGGAGCGTCATTATGATACACCCAACTTACTTCTATTTCACTGTAATATCCCATATCAAAATAATTAGAGGTTGTATGCTGAGGTAATGTAGTTATAGTAAAAGACTTATCAATGGAGTTGATATCGATTCCTGTAGGTTGTCCGGCTGCGGATATTACTTGAGTTGAATATGGAACTGGCAACATATAAGAATAATATGACCGATTTGAACTACCGGAAGTTGTCATTATCGTGCTTACTGGAGGTGCTGGGATTATATCCGCAGTTCGTTCTTCTTTGTAAAAATAGTAGTTTTTGATAGTGGCGCCATTTTCGGTAGGAATATTCCATGATAAGTCGATCTGATTTTGAGTACCAACGCGAACAATGCTCGTTAAAACATCGAATGTCGCAGTAACAGAACTAGCTGGATACATCCCAGAAGCATCCTGTGACGCTTTGATTTGAGCACGTCCCACGCTTATTAATGTAACTACTCGTCCAGATATCGATATAGTATTTGGTGTTAAAGATTCAAATGTAAATAGACCGGTGCTACTCGACGCTGGGTTTTGTAACTCAAATGACCCCAAATTCCATTCTTTTGGCGTAATCGTAAAACTTTCGATGATTGGATTCACTCTTAAAACCGCGGTTATCTCTGCGGTCGTATATCCAGTCGTTGCTGCTTGTGTCGCAGTAATTGTCGTTTCACCAACAATCCCCTGAATACGAACGATTCTTCCAGAGATGTCGGCAACGGCTGTATTACTACTTTTAAATGTGAAAACTGCGGCGGGATTTGTATTCTCCGACGAAGGGTCTATTAATGAAAACGACACATCCCGTATAATCACGCGTGGAGGTATCGTAAAATTAGATAATATCGGCGTTACTGACGACATGTCGAACCTCTATATTTCTAGTTATACATAACAAACATATTGAAAAACATTCGATATATCGCGCAATTTCGATATATCGCGCAATTTCGATATTTGGTTATTACCGTATTTCACTAATAATGGCAGGTATTGTTCTTGGGCGAACACGTCGTGGAACATTCAGAGTTTCGAAAGCATCCGTCAATGTTAATTCCTGTTGTAACTTCACCTTATTTTCTTCATTTGTGAAACCGATTGAATTCTCTGCGTAAATTTTCATATTGTAACTATTTGTTCGTGTGTCTGGGCGCTCTACCACATTATTGTTGAGGCCAACAACCACAACATTGAAACTTACATTAGTGCTTCCATCGTTAAATAAAACACTATTTAAATATTCGAAAGTCTGTCGTTGTGAATAAACCGTATCATTTATAGCGATATCATAATCCACAATAAAACGTATAATACGTTCTTCTGTATTATTAATATCTGAACTGGACCATGTAATAGAGACGGCGCTATCCAAATTCGTATATGTAACATTCCTTAAACGAGTCGGCACTCTTCCGATAATGACAGGATGTTGTAAATAGGGATTATTTAAACCAATTACCTTTGCCAGCCCTATTATTTTTCGTCGTGCGCGGTCTTGTGTAACCGCCGCAATACGAAATACAAACGGTTTGTTATCAATAAGACCTCGAATAGTATATGACAGATTAAGTGAATTCGTAAATATTCCTACAACAGTTGTAGTTAATTTCGCCCATAGCGCGTCATTTACTAAAATCGAATTCATATCTTGAACCGTATTTGAAAGGGTTATTGTATTCGAAATCGGACCCACAATATTACCCAACGGAATATTTGATACCTCGAAAATGTTATACTCCTTATATTCGATATAATATTGAACAACCGGCATTTCCGGTTCAATAAATTTAGGTTGGGTCCAACTCAGGGTGATTTGGCCGCTATCGACAGACTCCATAATAACATTACGAACAACATCAGACGGTCGAGACGGAATTGCGCTTACACTAGTAAAACCGGCTGAAATACCGAACGCATTTCTCGCATAAACTCGATATTCATATTCTAAACCATTACGTGTATCGGATCTATCTTCGTAATATGGGCCGGGTATATTATCAAATACGACAAGTGTTCCAACTATGATTGCGGGATTGCCACCATTATTCGTGCGAGATACGGTATATCTCTCGATTCGATAATTCAAAATGGGTAATCCACCGGTGACGTCCAAACTTGGCGGTCGCGTCGTCCAATCAAAATAAAGCCGAACAAGACGGTCGGCGTTGCTGGCGCGAAATATGGGTGGTGGATTCGGCAATTTTCCCGGAATACATGAAACAGCCGACAAATTTGTGGTCGTTACTTCGGTATATTGACTAGTATCTCCAGACGCCGACACAACACAATACCTGACGTAATACCTACGACCATTGACAACATTACGACTTATATCTATAAAATATTCAAAACCAGTATTTTCAGAACCCGAACTAGTCGTATCGTAAGCGCGTGTATATTCTGGGAATTTTGCGGTATCTGGCAATGACGGAGACAATCGCGGATAATACCAATTGTCTTTATCATCTGTGTATTGAATACGATATGACCATCCAGTGTAGGCAGTGACACCGGTGCTGCCAGTTCCGGGACCGCGGTATTGACGCCATGTAAAACGGAATGTTGAATCACCTGGAACAACGCCGCTTATATCTCCATTAGAAGGATTACTATAGGACGAAAAGGTCGGCGTGGTGAATCGCGCGACAGTATTCGTATTTGCGTCAGTGTTTGAGTATAAATAAAGCACGAACGAGAGATCTGGTGCCGCAGATGTTCCATAGATATTCCTCGAAAACACATCAAACCGATAATTACCGCTTTGAAATGCGGCGGGGGTCAAAGCACCGGTTGTCGGTATTATTTCTTTACGTATATAATTTCCCTTGACCCCTGATGTGAGAATCGCAGGTGCGCCTGAAGAATCCAATAGAGTTTCATTCGTTTGTACGCTGTATATTTCTGTATAAGATACGTCGGTCAGGACGCCGCCGCCGTTAATAAGCGTATATTTCGCAGTAAATGTGAGGGCCAGCGCACCATTTTGCGTTAAAGGCGGCGTAAATTCGAGACCGACCTTTTGCGGATTACTTCCGTCAATTCCATCGCCTGCGACAGTAGAATGGTAAGCCCGACGCACAATCTGAGACGAAGAAGGCGCTGAACCCGGAATAACGCTAATCGTCGGTGAATGAGGACTCTCGCCGAACCGGTTTTTTGCGACAACCCAAAAATCATACGAAACCCCATTGGAAAGACCGGCGATTACAATACTGGGAAAAAATGTCAAGACCTCGTTAAGTGTTTGAGTTATAGGAGCGCCGGTTAATTTATAACGGACGATATATGAATCAACTGGCACGTTCTCTGAATTTGGCGGCGGCGACCACTCCAATCGCGCCGAATGTTGTAATGGAGCTCCAGATACAAGAGGAATACGCGATGGCGCGCCTAATGTAGTATATAAAGGGGTACAGTCACTTAAATAAATAATAGATGACGCCATGGTTTCGAAGTATTCTTAGTTTCGGTCGTATTGTTGTTTCGATGTTTGAATTCTTATAATAAATACCGATTATAAGAATAGTATCACGCGCGCGCGCACGCGGAGGCGGAGGCGGAATCTCTTTTCATGAGTTAGTTGATGCGCCTAGTGCTGATATCCGCTGCGACAATATAGACCGAATTTGCGGTGACGATGATATACTCTGTATCAACCTTGAAAATCTTCGCAATAGGACTGGTATATTCATCCTCACTCTTTACAAGAAGCTTCTCATTATTGGATCGAACACCGATAAGACAAGATTTGTCTAAGGAACTGGTCCAATAATCCAAAATAATAGGCTTATCTTCTAAAATGGCGACCTTTGTGGCGTGTTGGAAACAAGCATAGGTAGGAACGCGACTAATCTGTTGGGTCTCGCTAGATGCGGCGGCAGCGGCAGCAGGCACCGATGGCACTAGAGCAGCACCTCCATTTTGGGTCGATGACATAATAAGTAAAAAATATCGCGTATATAGAATACTCAATTTTAAAATCTTTATATTCTTTACGAACGAACGAACGAACGAGACGTGGTCAAAATATGCTAAATACAGCGATTCCGTCATTCCGTCATTCCGTCATTCATAGAACTGAATATTCGTTATACTTATTTTCTTCTTCCTAGTGTTTTTGCCCCCTTTCGCGCCGCCGGCACCACTGCCGCCTAATTCATCGACTGGAATATCGCCCATTTGTATAAAGGCGTAGTCGGTTTCAAGAATCGTACAGATGAATCGATATATGACGTTGAGGATTTCCTCGTTACATTTCCCGACAATCAATATACTACCCGTTCTGAAGATCATAAACGACACTTCATAATATGGCATATCAGTCGATACGGGTTGTTGTCCATTTTGTTCGTCTGGCATCTTATCCGGAATATAGTAAAATTTGCTTTGAATTCCGGGATATGAACAAGAGTCGTAGTTACAGTTCATGCGATACTTGAATTTGAGTAAATTGAACAGTTTATCGCGGTCGATATAAAACCCGCAATTGAAATTTGAATTAATAAGTGCGGTTTCGCACCGGTTTCGAATATAATCCAGTTCATCTCCCAAGAAAGGCCGCAATACGGTGACAAGTAGTTGAAGTACGCGAACAAGGGTTGAGTCTTCCTGAATACCCGGAATTTCTAATTTGCCCGTATTAAACACCTTCACATGCATTTCTTTGTATAATACATCATCCTCTGGTGCTCTCTCGTCGGTTGGCGCAACACCACCAACAATACGGAGAATCACCACAAAACAGTTGAAGAATGCGCGTTTCTTTTTCGAAATTCCGCCATGGAGGTCTTTTTTACAAAGACCGATACTTACCTTTCGTTGGTCCTTATACGGGATGCGTCCGGTTGGATTATCGATATGCTCGATAACGAATTCATCGTATATCCTAGGCTGTTGCTCCAGTTTTTCCTTGATGGACGCGACAACTGCTGGATCGGTTGTCTGAAATTTTATTTGTTTTTTGATGACTCCTTCGCGTCGTTCGTAGTAATGTTGGACAGGAATTTTCCAGAACATTTCATAAATATTCACTGGGCAGTTTAAATACGCGATCTTCGTTTTTGTAGAGATATAGATTGGCGTTATTTTTGAACGAACAGATCCAGACATCGGTGTCGTAGTAGTAGTAGTAGGTTCGGTGCGCGTGGCGCTACAGTCTATATTTTCATCATCATCATTCACAGCCGCGTCGATAAACGAGTACGTTCTTCGCTGTGACTTTTTCGAAATACACGATTTTTTTACCTTATTGCCGTTGGCAGTAGCAGTAGCGGCGGCACAAGCAGCAGCAGTAGCAGCAGCAGTAGGTGCTGTAGAAAATACAGACGATGACATACGACACTTCTCTACATTCGGTTCAGAATCGCTATTATCACTGTCGGCGTTGTCGCAGTTTTGTTGTCGGGATAAACGAGACATAAACTTCATCCATTCTGTATCAAGTTCGGGTGCGGTAGATGTGCCTGAGGCCGACATTATTGATGTAATCGTTCGGTCAATGATGTAGATGATAAAACGATTACATTTCATTTCAATTTATACATAAAACACGAGTCTTAAATACTTTGTTGTTTTTTGACCTTGATGATGCGTTTTTTGGCGGCGGGGGCGGGCACAGGGACGAAATATGCCTGAAATTTCAATATAAAATATTGGATGATGTATTCAGTTCGTATATGATGTAAATGAATAATATGCTCGATACTATTTAAAATGTCGGTAGTTACAAATTCGGTCGCACGATGCCTGACGATATAATACAAAAATTGTTTGATGATTGTTCGGGGGTCAATACAGTATGTTGAACTAATCTCTCGAAAATATCTCGAGATATCATCTGGTGCGTTTGATTTTTGGAACAATACCACCATATTATCCCAAACTGTGTTAGATATTACATGTAGGTCTTGAAGGTTTTCTTGGTTTGTCTGTATATAATTAATCATACTTCGTATATCAGAATGAAATTGGCGTTGTATGGAAACGAGGTTTTCGTCGGATAATTTAAGTCGCTCATTGTCCCGTATTTTACAGAGAAATGTGAATATATCGGTTTCGGGTAATTGATTGAAGCGCATGCGTACAAATTCGGTTTGGAGAGACTCATCGATCCGCGATACATAATTACAGATAAGACAGAACCGGACATTATTGTCAGTATAACTCGTAAGAAGATATCGAAGAGCGATTTGTGCGTTGGTTGTCATATAATCAACCTCGTCTAATATTACGAATTTGATGCCGTTGCCGAACATGGATTTCGTGCTGACGAAATTATTGATTTGGTTACGAATAATATCGATACCGCGTTCATCCGACGCATTTAAATGAATCATTAATCCTCGGTTCTGCATATTTAGCTTCGACTGATACGCATTTACAAGGTTGATGATTGTGGTGGTTTTACCAGTTCCAGGCGGACCGTAGAATAACAGATTTGGGAAATAGTTTGTTTTTAGGATGTTGGATAAAATAGTTCGGTTCATCGGGTCTAGAACAATTTCATCAAAACATGATGGCCGGTATTTTTCAACCCACGGCATCGCATTATTAATAGATTGAATTTGAACTTCTTGCGCCATGGTGGTATATAATGAATAATATGAAATGCGTTTATGTAATGTAATGGAATGGAATGGAATCATGGAATCGTGGAATCATGGAATCATGGAATACAAATTACGAAAATAATTGAACCGTAATTTGCGTATTTATGAATATATACAAGTATCGCTCTATTTCATAAACCATCATTAATGACAACAAAACCAAACCACGGATATCTCGAGTTAATTCTCGGTTCTATGTTCTCGGGAAAGACATCTTATTTGCTCGACGTCTATAAGAAAAGTGTTTTCTGTAATATTCCAGTTGCGGTCATCAATTACACTGCCGACGACCGTTATACAACCGAGCCAATGCTTTCGACGCACGACAAACAAATGATTCCGTGTATTCTTTCAACAACGATAGAAGGCGCAATTCGAGACCACGAAGAAACAATCAACCGCGCAGAAACGATTCTTATCAACGAGGGGCAGTTCTTTCCGGATATAGAAGAACAAGTAAAACGGCTCGTCGAAGGTTCAAATAAGCGCGTCTATATATGCGGTCTCGACGGCGATTTCGAGAGAAAGCCGATAGGAAATTTACTCCAACTCGTCCCCTTTAGTGACGAGGTCATCAAACTGAAATCGCTTTGTAGTTTATGCCGCGATGGAACACTTGGTGTATTTAGTTTCAGAATAACGAATGAAAAAAGTCAGGTGGTTATCGGGTCGTCGAATTATATACCGCTTTGCCGTGAGTGTTATGAGCGGGAGGCGCGGAAAAAGGGCGGTAGTGAATTATAGAGTTACGTCATAAAACCATGTATTTTTTTCTTTAAGTCCTTTTCGCATGTATAATGCCGAACAAAAGAGTATAAACATAAATTTATATAAAGTATATTCTTATACACTTATTCGATGCCGACATTTTCATTTCCATCTGCGCCTGCGCCTGCTGCTGAGGCAAGCACCATGGAGACCGACACTACTGCGGACAACACGACGGGTGCTGGGGCGTCGGCAGCAGCAACCAAGAAAACCAGAAACACGAAAAAACCCGCCGCCACTACTGCCACCACTGCCACCACTGCCACTACTGCCACCACTACCGCCGTCACCGAAGAAAAGGATGAATCACAACCGACATTCCCAGATATTGTCATATTGAAACAAACCGACAAGAATTATATTGTAAAACATAATCATTATCCTGTAAGCGTGAATGAAAAAAAAATGAACGAAGAACTAACACAATCGAGTAGTCTATCTGGGTCATCTAATGTAAATGTAAATGTAATTGACAACGTGACTACCGACTTGGTATCACCTAACCAAATCTATAAAGGTCAAATCAATAAAAAACGCGGCCGCAAGCCTAAAGCCGGTTTTATTTTAAACTCTAATTCGGGGTTGTATGACACATCCCAAGTGCCGAATATTATATTACATTTGAAGTGTCATCTATCTGATTTGAAGACAAACGAATCTATTTATGATTACACACCGTCGATAAGTGAAGTTGAGTCGTATAATTTGGCCACCAATAATCTTCAATCAAGCGACCTATGTCAGACATACAACGATGAATATGAAACACACGACGATGATACTATTGAGCACAATACATCGAAAGTTGATAATGTATTGACACAGGTATCGGCAAATGTCGCGGTTTCAGTGAATGCTACTTCAGTTGCTAATACAATTCCGACGCCGACAACGAGCGGGCCACATGCGAATGCTAAAAAAGCCGCCACAACCGAATCAACGCTTCATGTGTTGAATGATAGATACCAAAAGGAAATATCTAAAAAAATCAACCGTTTGAAATATTCGTTTCATAATGGCGAAACAATACAAATGAAACTGAACCATAAATGCGCGTGTTTTTGGGACACATGCGAGTTCGATGGACCTATTTATTATTTACCTATTATGATTGTAAATGGTGTGTTTCATGTTAGTGGCTGTTTCTGCTCGCCTGAATGCGCACTCGCAGCATTGCTAAAAGACCAACTTGATACATCTACGAAATTCGAGCGTATCCATCTACTTCATTTATTATACGGAAGCGCAAGCAATAAAGGTTTCAAACCCGCGCCGAACCCGAACTACCTTCTTGACAAATATTACGGGAATTTGACCATTGACGAATATCGATCATTATTGAAAAGCCCGCAAATGATACATATCGTCAATAAACCTCTCACGCATATCCTGCCCGAATTATATGAAGACAACAACGATTTTCTGGTGAATAGTAAAGTGATTCCTACGAATAATCTGAAATTGAAGAAACGATATAAGACGATGGTTGTTCAAGGGGGGGCGGAGTGAGCGAGTGAGTGAGTGAGCCGGCGAATGAACCGGCGAATGAACCGGCGAATGAACCGGCGAATGAACCGGCGAATGAACCGGCGAATGAACCGGCGAATGAACCGGCGAATGAACCGGCGAGCGTAATATATTCTCCATGTAATATATTACGTAATGTCCAAGAATTTATACAAACCAGACGAAAAAGAGGAACAGGCGAATATTGTTCTCTATATAAAAAAAACGAAAAATGCGAGCTATCCTACCAAATATGGTATAGAGTTTCAGTGTGTTGAGCTGATACGCCGGTTTTTTTCGATTCATAAAGGTTTAACATTTCCCGATGTTGTTGATGCGAGCGAGTTATTTACACGAATTACTGAATTCACACCGACGAAGACGACGACGACGACGACGACGAAGGCACGTGACGCCGTTACATTACAAACATGCTCGTTTCCATATACGAATCAAGCAACATACTATTTACGCCCTGGGAGCATTTTATTCTGGAAATATAGAAAACCGGACTATCTTTATGGTCATGTGGCGATAATTTGGAAGAATGACGCTGCTACTGGCGAAACTCTTGTAGTCCAACAAAACCTAAACCCGCCAATCAAACGATACAATACACGAATTCTTTTTTCTAAAATGAATTGCGCTGGTAGTAAATTCGCAGGAGTAAAGCTACTTCCGAGAGAATATTTAACAGGAATATCGAATTTAGACTGTATTGTTCATCGATTATAACTTCGAGGTAGCGTCCGAGGTAGCGTCCGAGACCGATGCTTGCGCCGCCGCCGCCGCCGACTTCTTTTTCTCGAGAACTTCATTATAGACCTTTTGCATTTCTTGGCGCCGATAATATTGCTGAGATGAGGTATCCATAAAATTCCTTATTTCGGAAAATCGAAGCTGATTTGTAGAACTAGAGGCGGTATTATTAGAGGCCAGCTCTGGTGTAACGGTATCGCCGCGCATATATTCGCGGATGACTCGTTTTAAATCATAGTTGGAATGCTCTAATGCCGTTTTGATTTCTTCCTCGGTCATTTCAGTTTGCGACATAATCACGCGAACCATCGTGTCTAAAACGGCGGGGGAAGGGGTGGGTGCTGATACGGGTGCCGACATGTTCAATACAGTTATTGTTCTTCGTACTTTATATGCTTTCTATTTGATTAGAAAATTAGAATTTGAACTCGCTGAAAATTGAAATAAATACATTAGAATATAAAGAATACAGCACAGTCAAACATAATGACCGAACCTGTTTCTTCATCATCATCGTCTTCGTCGTCGTCTTCGCCTACCGGAATGACGATTGATATTCGTCCGATGATTGAAGATGTATCACAAGTCATGACAAAACATATTACAAATATATTAACAGGCGTCATCGGGGAATATACGATTTATAAGGAGACACACGATACGATTATGGGGTTGCCCTGTGTTCGTAAATTACAACAGCGAATTGCCGACTTGGAAAATGGCGGAGAAGCTTATATGAATGCGTCGTCAGAGCCGGCCAATTCTCGCCAAGATGAGGTAGCGCAGTTACAAGCGGCGATTGCCGAGATGAATCGCTATATTGCCGCACTTGAATCAAAGGTTAATAGTAGCTCGAAAGCCGACTCGATTACCCAAGACGAAGAGTCGGTGAAACTGGAAATACATGAAGATGATTCTGTTGTCTGTGAAGATAAATCTGCGGGCAACTCATTCACCGTGTCATCAGCTCACAAGAATGTTATTATATCGTCGTTGGCTGATGAAACGGCAGCTGATGAGGAGGAGGTTGCCGTAGAGGAGGAAGAAGACGCCGAAGAGGAAGCCGAAGCCGAAGAAGAAGCCGAAGCCGAAGAAGAAGCCGAAGAAGAAGCTGTCGAAGAAGAAGCAGCTGAGGAGGAAGCAGCTGAGGAGGAACTCGCTGAGGAGGAAGCCGTTGAAGAGGAGGAAGCCGTTGAAGAGGAAGCTGCTGAAGAGGAAGCCGAGGAAGCCGAGGAGGAAGCCGAGGAAGAGGAAGAGGCAGCCGAGGAAGAGGAAGAGGAAGCTGCTGAGGAGGCAGCCGAGGAAGAGGAAGCCGAGGAAGAGGAAGCCGAGGAGGAAGCCGCAGAGGAAGAAGCCGCAGAGGAGGAAGCCGCAGAGGAAGAAGCCGAAATCGAAGTTTCAGAGGTCAAGATCAAGGGAAAGACATACTTCACGACCGATCCTCAAAACGGTATCATCTACGCATGTGTTGATGACGATGTTGGCGATGAAGTCGGCGTTTTCAAGAACGGCGTTGCTGTATTCAACAAGGGCAAGAAATAAACGGGTATTATATTCTGGGTGTAATATATAATATTTTTATTCATTCCATTCCATTCCATTATGCTCGAAAAAATATGCTCTCCCGCGCTTCTTTATTTAGCCTTTTCGATGGTTCAAATCACAATCGATTTGTTTCAAGGTGATTATGAGACGTCATTATTAAAATTCATCATTATGTTCATATTCACCGCATTATTGAATATATTATGTCTTAACGGCTATACCAAGCTAGTATGGTTTATCGTGATTATTCCTATTATATTACTTACTTACATTAGTAGTGTTTTGTTTTATGTGTTTGGAATCAACCCCGGAAAATCAAATGTGCGCGTTCAGCAACCGCAACCGCAACAGCAACAGCAACCGCAACAGCAACAGCAACAGCAACAATCACCTCCACCGCCCGCGGTTACGCAGCCGGCGCCCGCAACCAAATAACAACATAAAAAGATTTTGGTGTGTTATATACATAGAGATATCATTCGCATTCTATGTATATTCCTGAGTTAGAGTCAAAGATTCCAAAACTGAGAAGTAAATCTATTAACAATATCGTCAATCACGACAAAGATATATCAGACATACAAATTTATTTTGCCTACTTTTCATTATATGTGCTTTTTCCTCTACTGTATAGTATGTTGATTAGTGGAAACCAAAGCGTTGTCATGATACTTTACCGCTATATTACTTCCGGTATTTTCGATACAGTTAGTCATATCAAGGATTTCCTCACCGATCTCTATTTTACCGCCCTACGCGCGTTTGGACAATACTCATTTAGCACTTACACAGTTGTAAGGAACGGGCGCGAGATTTATTCAGCCTCGTCTATATTTTTTTACCATAAAAGCGATATCAAATCGGTATATCGAATCGACCGAGCCAAATACAATGTTTGTAAGTGGATCGACAAGCAATGCGCGCTTTTCAGAATCAATCATGACGACGAACCCGAACTTAATGAAACGCACAATGACATTTACGATTTCATTCTTCATAAAGTAGATAACCAGCCTTATACCCGTATTCATCGTGGCGATTTTACAGGAAATACTCATACGTTGATTACTGAGCATTATCGCCGGTTTCCAAAGCCATATGAACTATCAAATAAGGCAGAACTTACTGTATATACGAATTCTACGACGGTCGAACCGGCGATGCGTTCATCCGACACCGGCGGCGGCAGTGGCAGTGGCGACACAGAAGCCACCGATCCATGTTTTGCGCCACAAAACTTTACCATCAATTTGACATCGCCGCACAACTTCTTTCTAGAGAAGAACGAGATTCTTGACAGTAAATTTTTAAAGTGGAAGTTGTATAACGAATTCGGCAAAAGCGACCTTGCGAATCGTCTTTGTTCGCCGTTTTATAACTACAAGGTAAGCATGTATTATAATGAAAATATGAAAGACCATATCAAAGAACGCTACTCATTGGCTGCTTCAAAGATGAATATTGAGAAAGATACGTTGGAGAATATGCGTTTGTATTGCTTGAACGACAAGCAGTCGGTTATTATTGGAAATCAATACATTATCAAGGTTGATACGATTTTAAGATGCCCTGTATTTGAGTCTGGTGAAAACCAAGTATTTGATATTGATAGCTTACTTACAAATTTTTATGATTGTTCGGATAGTGAGACCGACGACGACAGTAATGACGCCGACGGCTCTTGTATTAGTGATTCTGAGTCTGAGTCTGATTATGAGTCTGAGTCTGAGTCCGAAACACCGACACAGACAGAGACAGAGACACAGACAGAGACAGAGACAGAGACAGTCGGCGATGACCCTGAATTTGAAATCATTTCAGACGTGTCGAAATAAAGAGTATAAAAAAAAATTGATAGTATAATATACGGTGTGTATTATCCCATCCACATCATTTTACGGAAATTCTTCTCAATATGACAACAACTGAAATCGCGGACGCATCGGCATCGGCATCGCCGGCATTTCATAAACTGTCGCATCGTTGGACATTATGGGCGCATCTTCCTCATGATACCAACTGGACCGCATCAAGTTATAAGAAAATATTCGAATTCGAGACTGCCGAAGAGGCGATTGCTATATTCGAAGTTCTGCCTCCAAAGCTAGTTATGAATTGTATGTTGTTCCTTATGAGGTCAGGTATTGTTCCTATGTGGGAAGACCCACAAAACCGTAATGGCGGTTGCTTTTCATACAAGGTCGCAAATAAGGAGGTGAATAGCGCATGGAAGCAACTTTCATATGTAACTGTAGGTGAGACGAGTTCAACGAATATGAATGTGGTTCCAATTGTCAATGGAATTACTATTTCACCGAAGAAGAATTTCTGTATTATCAAAATCTGGATGGCGAATTGTAATTTCCAGAATGCGGGGATTATCCGCGAACTGGAAGGAATTACGGCACACGGGTGTTTGTTCAAGAAACATACACCTGAATACTAAAGCTCCCCCACTCCATCGCTTCGTCCGCTGCGCGACTCCGCGATTCCGTTCCTCCGCACCATAGAGATATAGAGGCATGGTTTGGGGCGGGGCGAGGTCGGTGTTGGTAGAAATAGGCGGGCGAGCGGCAGCGGCGGGTGGCGGGCTCGTCGGCACGAGAACCTCAAGGAATAATAACGCGACGAATCCGCGTGTGTTATTATTCATTACTATCAATCATACGAAATATTACGACCAATCAATTTCAATATAGGTATTTTTTGTTACAACAAAACCGTCCATACGTTCTTTTTCTTGTATCGCGATTTTACTATCAGGGAATGATTTTTGTAATTCACTAATTACATCATCCTGAACATTTCTCCATAACTTTACTTGAACTGCGGATTTGTGAATTGTGCTTTGCTCATCTATTTTGTAAGCATATTTAGTCTGTTTATCACACAATATATTCCCTTTTTCAATATCATCGCATACAGTGTCTCGAATCTGGAGTGCGTAACGCGAGATGATTTGCGCGTATTTGTAATTACGAAGTGTTTCTTTCGTAAGCAATAAACGATGCGCCGACGACGACGAAGACATACTACTACTACGATGTAGGCAATAATATATTTAGGGCGCAACGCCTTTATATTATATTACTTATTATGAGCTCGGCTATGAGCTCGGCTATGAGCTCGGCAACGGCGACAAGCACAATTTAATCGTCCCAAGCGATGCGACATAATATTTCACAACAAGCGGCATATCATTATCCAAATACATCTCGATTTGATTACACAGATTCGTGCATTTGATGAAATATCCGAGGTTTTTTAGCGAAAACTCGCCCTGAATAATCTTCCCCGAGTCCTTTTTATGAAGAAACTCCATACTCCCGTCCGACTCAACTCGCCGCACCTCCGCCGTCGCGAATTGCCCCGAGCACCTGAATATCAGCTCATTCCCCACCGATTTAATCTCCAGTTTCTCCGATATACACGAGAGATCGCGGATAATCTTCTGGAAATCACATGATGGCAGGTTAATCACGCTAGAAAATGCTACTTGGGGCTCAACGAGGTCTTCAGGGTCGGGCTCAATAAGCCGGAGTTTCTGCGTCTTACACTGCTTGATATCACCATTCTCGAATTTAAGCCCCAGATACGAAACCACGCCATCATTGTAATCCTTCTTCTCGATATAGATCGTAAGCGTATCATCGTTGTCAATCGAGTTGATCAACTTGAACAGATGAAACATATTCACGCCAATGATGATTTTGTCAAGCGCGCATTCATACAGCTCGAAATTCACCGCTTCCAGAAACATATGCGCCAACATCGTGTGCGATTTATCCATATTGATGATGCGAATTCCGTCCTTCTGAAACGTGATATTCGTCTCAATAAGGATTTCCTTTAGCGCGCACATTAAGGTTCTAACTGGCGCAATTTGGACTGTTTTAATGACGAGGACATTATCGGAATTGGAATACGCGTCGGCGCCGCCAGTGCCAGTGGATACCGCCGACGCCGACGCCGACGCCGACGCAGCCCCTCCTCCGTTGTGTGCGTTTGAATTGGAAAAATTCATGTTCTTTATACAATACATTTTAAAATCTTTATATCTATTTGTGCGTAATATATAGTAGAATGTCGGCGATGAAGACCCACACTAACAAAAGAAACAACAAGAGCAAAAACGTAACTCGCAAACGAAAAAAGCGATCGGCCCGCGACGATGACGACAACGACGACGACGGATGGCTGCGTGTAACTATTCGCGGCGCCCCCTATGATCGCGGCGTTAGCCATGGAAAACAGATTGTCGCAGCCGACCCCACAATGTTGGCGCGAATGTTCTCCGCATTCGATTTCATATACCGGCAATCATACGGCAGAGATATCGAGTTCTTCTACGGGTTATGCGACGATTTTTACAAGGGTATCATTAAGCGCCGATTCCCGAAGATATTCCGAGAGATGGAGGGGATCGCGGCGGGTGCTGGACTCGATGTGCGTCAAGTCATCCTGATTAACGTGTATATGTCGATCCCTTATTTTTACACACACATGCTTCGTTATATCGATACGCCCAAATACCGGAAGAAATACGCCGATGTCATCCGCGACGAACACGCCATCGCCGCCGACCCCGCCGCCCTCTCCGCCCGCGCCGCACGACTCGACGAATTTAAAGACCGGTGTTCGCTCATTATGGCGGTTGGGGAGGGCTGGACCAAAGACGGCGGAATTGTATGCGGACATTCTTCCTTTAGCAACTTCCTCGACGCCCAGTTTTGTAATGTTATTCTTCGAATCGAGCCGGAGGCGGGGGATGGGTGCGCGATGGTGATGCAGAGTATGCCCTGTGGTGTATTTAGTATGACAGACTTCTTCGTGACAGGTGCGGGAATCGTGGGCAGCGAGACGACGATACACGGATTCAACGCCTTCAGGCTGCGCGACCCCATTTGCTGCCGTATTCGCGAATGTATGCAATATGGTCGGACTTTAGAAGAATATGCCGAGAGATTACAAAAACGGAACTCGGGGGATTACGCGTGTTCATGGATGTTTGGCGACGTCGGCAGCGCTCACGGTGGCGGCAAGCCGCGCATTATGCGTGTTGAACTCGGTCTTAATTACGTTAATGTAGAAACGACCAGCGACGGCGTATTTATCGGGTTTAATTCGGTGTATGACGAGAGAATCCGGAAGATAGAATGCTCGCGTGTGTTATCATCAAAAGCCGCAATAGGCAACGACCCCGCGGATGAAGACGGGTTTCATGACGTGACATCGAGTATCGGTAATCGTCGTGTTCAGTTGGATAAACTCGCGGAGAAATATCGCGGGCGGATAGACACCACCATCGCGAAACGCATCCTTGCGGACCATTACGATAATCATTTAGGAAAAACGGCGGCGAATTCGCGGACGGTTTGTAAGCACGCGTATGCCGACGCAAGCGGAGCGCCATTCAAACCCGTGGGTGCCTACGACACAAAAGTCGCGGATAGTGCGTTGATTCGGCGGATGTCGTTTTTAGCTCATTGGGGGGCGCCGTGCGGAACGCCGTTTATAGTGAAGGATCATATTAAAAAATACCCGCAGTGGAAGGACTGGGCGGAGTATTTAGTGGATTTCCCGCGGAGGGGGTGGGTTGATGCGTGATTAATATATATTTTTAGGAAGAAATCGCGTTCCACTCGCAGGCATTGAACCCCGTTGTTTTTTTAGATTCTCAATATTGGAGGAATATAATATTGAGAATATGTATAAGAGAAAGATGGCACAACCTAACGAAACCAAACCTAACGAAACCAACCCTAACGAAACCAAACCTAACGAAACCAAACCTAACGAACACGAAATTTTTACTGAAAACAATCCCAATGATATACCTAAAATCACAAATGATATAAATGACCCTCAATCCCAAAAAGTATCCAAAGAATTTATAAAGGATATTGTAAATGAGGTGAAAATAGTAATGGACAACGAAGAAGTCAAAACCGCCGCCGAGACCGTCACACCCACACTCACAGGCGCAGCCGCAGCCGGAGCCGCCGACGCAGTCACACCCATCGACACCGCACTCAACGCCGAAGGCGCAGCCGCAGCCATACCCGACGAAGAAGCCCCCCCCGCCGCCGCAGTCCCACCAACCCCAGAAGAACTCGCAGCCGCAGAACAAGCGGTTACAGACGCAGAAAAAGCGGTTACAGACGCACCTGAGGCCGAGAAAGCAGCCGCCCAAACAGCCCTAGACGCGGCTAAAGACAAATTAAAGGTCCTTAAAGCGAAGAAGATCGGCGGCCGTCGTCGTTCTACCCGCAGACGCCCCAAGAAGAGCGGCAAAAAGAGCCGTCGTAAATCAAAGAAGGGCGGCAAGAAGCACCGCAAAAGCACTAGCAAGAAGAGCGGCAAGAGCAAGAAGCGTTCTCATCGCAAGCACTAAATTCCATTATTCCATTCATTTCATTCATTTCATTCATTCCATGATTCCATTCATTTCATTCATTCCATTATTCCATTCATTTCATTCATTCCATGATTCCATTATTCCATTCATTTCATTCATTCCATTATTTTTAGCAAGGTTTCACGCGAAAAATAATGACGATTCAACGACGATGCCGACGACGGGTGCGGTTGGTGCGGCGGCGAGATGCGCGCCCACGACGGGTACGACAACTGGTGGTGGTGCTATTACCATACCCCCCTTTCCATGCTGGTCGTGCGCGACCCAACAAATCTAATAATGACATCATGTAAGTAGTATTGTTTCCGGGTATAATTTTCATAGTCCTCATTCTAATTCCCGGTTCAAGCCTATTCATAACAGAATCCTTCCATGGTACTCTATCTTCCTTAAAGTCCTCTGTATATGTTGGTTTTGATCTTTGATTACGAATACGTTCTATATACAAACTTACTATTCGATTACAAGCAAAAGTATAGAGTTGCCTCCTTATACCTACTTGCTCCAGATTACGTTGAATACTTATACATGACAATAATACTCTAGTTACGAGTTCATACTCTTTTTTTAATCCGGTTGGTGATGAAGGATCCTTTGTATAATAAAATAATTGAGAGAGTGTTGAAGTTATAAATGAGTATCCATTATCAAAACCATTTAGCCCATTTTTGAGTCCGTCAAGTTTATTATCTTTAACAACTTGATTCTCGTCACTAGTAAATACACTTTCAACCCATCGCATACAAAATACCGTAAAATCTAAAACAATGTAACTAGCAACTAATTGATTATTGACCATAGTTCCAGTTAGTTGTTCGGTAGGATGTGTAAACAATTTATTTAACCTTATACAAATATCACTCGTCATAGTAAAGGTTTTGACGTCTAATAAAAAAAAATCAATCATTGCTTTATAACATTCATTTTTTATATCATGTGTTGTTCCTAGGTTAAAATCATAATAATTATAATCAATAGTATCATATTCAAGAATTATTTCGTATTCTATTTCGTATGTGTTATCTTGTAATAATCGTCGCAAATTCGTAATCTGTGGTAATTCTTCTGATGTTGCCATTCGATCAATCCACAAACAATAATAAAACTATATATACTCATAGTATTAAATGTCCATTACATCCGCATCACCCGCTACGGACACCGCCACCGCTCCCACCCTCCCCGACACCATCGCCATTCTCTCGGAGATATGGAATGCCAACGCGGCCAATCCCATCATTCTCGAGAGAATCCACCATTACGTAAAGACGCAGCTCCCGCAATCCATCAAGAACTACCAGACTGCGCACGCCGAACGCGAAACTCGGAAGAAATCTCTCGCGCTTGCGACCGACGAAATAACCGAGACCTTCCTAAATAAGACGAAGTATTTCTATTGTTCGGCATCCGAGCTTTATTTCACATATAATAATCAGGTTCGATATTCGCTCATACACGAGGATGAAATCCACCACAGGATACTGGCGTTCACCTCTGAAGCCTCCGGCACCCTTGGCGCCTGCGCTTCCTCGGTGAGTTATCCTAATAACAGCACGAATGGAGCAGTTGCGAACGCGGTTGGTTGTGCGAGTGCGAGCGCAAGCATTAGCACGAGCATCAAATACAAAATCAAGAACCGGATCATCAAGAGTATCCAATCCCGCGATATTCTCTCATCCATCCCCGAATCCCGCACTATTCAGAATGTAATTAGTCAGATCTACCCAGCACTCTTCCGCACCCGCGACCACGCCAAATATTTCCTCACCATCCTCGGTGATGTGATCCTAAAGAAATCCGCACCGCTTATCTACTTTATCCCGCCTCTCGCGAAGGAGTTCATCAAAGACCTAGGCGGCGAGTGTTATGCCTTATTTGGTTCGACTGCGAATTCTTTCAGCACCGCATTCAAGTTCAAATATTATGAGCATCAGTATAAGGATTGTCGGGTTGTAGATATTCAAATACAAACGCCACCGGCGTCCCTTCTGCGTCTATCGCATATGCCTGAACTCAAATCATCGGTTATCGACTTATTCTGTGTAGCCGCGCATTACTCGCACCGTTTCGGTAGTGCCGACGACTTCTTGCGCCTTCACTGTAAAACACCCGAAGTCGGCGCACATGCGTGGTTTTTACGTGAGCACACCGACCAGCAAATCATCCAAGAGTTTATGGAATACGCGACTGAACCCGCATCATCCGAACACGAGATATCGATGACGAATATGTTATATCTCTGGAAAATGTATCTCTCGGAGTTTCGATTACCAAGTATGTTTTTTGCGGCGACTTTGCGCGCGAAGTTGGCGGAGCATACCACCGGTGGCGGCGGCGTGGGCGCGGTGGGCACGGTGGGCACGGCAGCGGCAGCGGCGATAGACGTAATCCCGAATCGCACCAGCAAGTACCTCCCCGTCGTGAGCCAGTTTCGCCAGTTTTGGAGCGAGCACTGTTTCACCGATGACCACGAAATCGAGCTGGAAATAGATGAACTTTCAACCCTATTCAACGAATACTCGTCGGCATCCACCGCCACCACCACCACCGCCACCGCCGCCACCGCCGCCACCGCCGCCGTAAGCGACATCGCACTTCTCGGCATGCTCCGCCATTTTTACCCAGATGTCATCATCGAGGATGATAAATATATACTAAATGTCGGTTGTAAATTATGGAACAAGACCGACGAAATCAACGAATACTTGGAACAATTCAAACAACAGTGTCTAACGAACCATCTTTCATTCCCACAGCCACTTTATAACGCATATGAGTATTATTGTGGGCGTTGTTATTCAACTGCGAAGCGTCGTATTATCAGCAAGCGGTATTTTGAGAAGTATTTCATGGAAGAATACGCAGATTACATCGATGAAAACGGAATGATTACGATAAAATGGTGGAGCGCGGATGACGAATCAACCTCTCACGGAGGAGGAGGAGGAACGGATTACGCCGATGCCGACGACGACGATGCCGCCATGTCATAAAAGTTATAGAGAATGCCGCGAGATTCGTGCCCTAATTCCGGATGAAACATCACACCATATACGCGGTCCTTCACGAATTCAAACGCGCATGCTTGGTCACGCCGACCGTCGCGAAACTTCTTTATCCACCCAATCTCTCGAACATCGCCGTGTGGAGGCGCAACCGGAAGTTCATGAAAGTAAAAGTGTAGCTTCTCGATCTCTTCTTGACCTTTGAATATCTGGTCTCTCGAGAGATCTAATTCAACATCATGACTTCCAGTCCATAAACTGTTATACGTTTGAAGCGTTCCTCCATAATATACCATCAACAGCTGGCATCCATGACATATCCCTAGAACCGGTGTATTGGGAAAATGGTGCAAGTAATACATCTCAAGATCGAGTTCGGGCTGGATTTCATACGGTTTGACGCGGAAACGAGCACCCGGAATAATCAGTCCGCATATATCTCGGCGCTTGATGACTGCGGGGTCGCATTTCCGAGAGACGATATATGGTATCTCTCGTTCCGCAAGAGCCTTATACAATTCGCGCAGTTTGTTGCTATGATTGGGTGTTTCGCGTGTAATGATCAGCAACATCGTTATTGTTATTGTATTGTTATTATTATATAGCACTACAATTTTTTACATGTATTGCCCTCCGCGCCCACCGCGCCCACCGCCACTGGTTTGATTCACAATCTTCCCGCCTTCAATGTATATCTTCACCGGAAATGTCGTGGAAAACTCGGAGTCATGTGTTACGACAATCAGCGTCGTCTTCTTCGACATCTCGTTTATCATCTGAATGACATATTTCTTATGAAACGCATCCACCGCAGCAGTTGGCTCGTCCATAATAGTGATGGGTTTATTGCTAAGGTAGCTTCGCAGTAAGTAAATAATCTGGCGCTGACCGCCGCTCAAGTTCTCGCCTCTCGACCCCGCCATCGTATCCAGCCCCTGCGGCAGTTTTTTAAACACGTTCATCACCTTCAGCTTATCCAAAATTTCAATCACCTCTTCTTTCGGCGTGTTTGTAGCGTAACATATATTTTCCAATACGGTTCGGTTGAATAACACGACTTTCTGTGAAACAATCGATAATTTACTTCGCAGATATTCGCGGTTGATGTTGCGTATATTCACACCGTCGAATAAGATTTCGCCCTCCGTCGGCTTGAAAAACCCAGATAACAGTTTTATAATCGTGGATTTCCCGCTGCCATTTGTTCCGATGATTGCGACACGGTCGAGAGATTTTATTTTGAAAGATACGTTGTCGAGAGTTTTGGGCACGGCCGCAGCCTCCGACTCTTTGTTGGCCGCAGCCTCCGACTCCGACTCTTTGTCGGCCGCATCGTATTTGAATGATACATTCTTGAACTCAATGTTCCCCGTAATCGGAATATTCGTCTGTGTCCCATTTTCATCGTTTCTTACGAGCAATTTTTTAATATTCAATTCGTTTTCTGCTAATTTACCATACTCAGCAATTACAACGATACTTCTCTGTGACGCGGTCTTAATATACCGCACAAAAAACAGGATTATAATAATGATTTTTATGGTGGTGCTGCTATCTACTTGTCGCTTTTTGTACATACGAAGAATGAAATAGACATAACCTACAAGGACGACCGTTATAGCAATAGACAATATATAACCACTCTTTGATGTATTCCATAATTGATTTTCATGCGCATTGTCGTATATCGCGTGTTTATTTGTGAGGTATTCCCTCTCGTCATTAATTTTCTTTGTGCAAATAATACTAATGGAGTTACTCAACACATCATCTATATTCAACATTAGGTCTTTTTCTTGACTTTCTCGTTGTTCGGACGTGTTCTTCGTTTCCAAGAGAATATAATAATAAATAATGAAAAATAGCGCGAATACAAACACGGTAAAGAGACCGATGGCGGGATTCAAATACAATATATAACCTAGAATCACAATCGTGGTCAAGACGAACGTAACGACCCAGTATATAAATCTACCGGTAAATGATGTGACTGTATTGGGTATCTTTAATGTTTTGATGATGTGATTGGATATATCTTCTTTCTCGTATTTGACCTCGATGTTTTTGAAGATGACGTCGATGAGTTTGAACCGGATGAATTTCTCCATCATTGGGTAATAAATCTTGTCGAAGTAATTGCCCACCATATAGATGCTGTCAATAAACACGCTTAATGCCGCTATTTTCCAAAGAATCGTTATCGAGTTATTATATTCGAGACCGTTGATAGCTGTTGTGAAATTGGTAAATAAGTCAGACAGCACAATCATCTCAATCGGATTACATATTAGCGTTGTAACGATGGTTATAAATAACCAAAACTTGTTATCTTTTACAAATTCTAAAATATAGCCGATAATGATATTATTATTCATATTACGAATTACGCTATAATACTATTATAATAGACATATAATAATAGTAACAATTTGAATTTTATCATGAAAATTAACGTCTCTTTGGGGTATTTACAAGGCGAGCACGCTTTCCAGTCTTGGAGTTAATCTTAATTGCGCCGAACTTGCCCTTACGAGCGGTGTAGCCATACTTGCGCAGACGGTTCTCCTTCTTGGCGGTAGCATGCTTCTTTGCCGAAACAATGCGGCCGTGCTTATTGAAGATCAACTCTGCGCGGGTGAGCCCACCAGGGGTCTTGTAAGCATTTCCGTGCCACACTTGGGCGCGAGACCCCTCTAACATTTCGTATTTCTTGCCGTGCATGTGGTAAAAACCATCATCGCTGCGATCGCATCGTTTCACCATATTACTAAATTCGTCGTTATAAACTATCATTAGAAAAAAACGACAATCGGCGAAGTCCTTAAAATGAATTTGTAACTGGCGCTCCAAACCCGCCAGGAGCCCCCGACCACCTACCAAACCGGTTAATATTATTCACCGCATATACCTTTTTCACATTTTTCGTTTCTGTGGCTACGCGGATATCTTGCGCATAACGCATCTTCTTCGTAATATTGGTATTATTCGTGGATGTCGCCATACCCGCAGTTGGATTCCCGAGAGTCGGGCATTTATAATACGGAACGCGAATATTATTGTTTTGATTATTGATGACGACAGGATTGCCGCATGCGTCATATTGGACGAGTGCGTCGTTGATGCGGTATATATCGCTACATGTGAGGCCCATACCGTATGTTGTGCGATATCGTGGGGCGGCCATACTTCGTATCGGTTGATAGTGTCGCTAAAGATACATAACAAGCGTAAAATAAAATTGAAGATGAGTTAAAACATTCGTCGGAATATACTCTACCTGATTCATCTCCGATCGAAATCAACCCAATCGTTATGCCACCTAAAGCTGTCGCTGCCGCCGCCGCTGTCGCTGCCGCTGATGCCGCCGCCGCTGCCGACCTTGGTAAGTATCAAAAAATGACAGACCGCGAACACATCCTCAAAAAACCGGATACCTATATTGGAACCATCGAACCTACCGAAACAATGGAATATGTCATGGATGCCGCCGCCGCCCCCGACGCTGCTACCGCCGCTGCTCCCGCTACGCTGACCAGACGCAACATCACCTACATCCCCGGCCTCTACAAGTTATTCGACGAAGGGATGGTGAATATGCGCGACCACGTGGTTCGTCAGGCGCAAGCTGTTGCGGATGGTAAAGCCGACGCGCTTCCAGTAAGCACCTTGGAGGTGGAGATTGACCCCGCCGATGGAACTATCCACATGACAAACGATGGAAATGGGATCGACGTCGCCCAGCACCCAGAGCATAAACTGTGGGTTCCCGAAATGATTTTCGGCCATCTTCGCACATCTACCAACTACGACGAGAACAAGAAGGAGAAAATCGTTGGCGGGAAGAACGGGTTCGGGTTCAAACTCGTCCTCATTTGGTCGGTGTGGGGTCGCGTGGAAACCGTCGATCACGTCCGCAGCCTGAAATACGTCCAAGAATTCAAGAACAATCTCTCGGAAATCGCGCCCCCCGTCATATCGAAGTCGAAGGTCAAGCCTTATACCCGCGTCAGCTTCCGCCCTGATTACGCGCGATTCGGTCTTCCCAGCAATAATCTCACGGCGGATATGGTCGCACTCTTTATGAAGCGCACCTACGATATTGCCGCAGTCACCGACAAGACCGTGAAAGTGAAATACAATGGCGCGCTCGTCCCTGTCCGCCATTTCCAGCAGTATGTCGATTTGTATATTGGCGCGAAGGGCGGCAGCAGCAGCGGTGGCGAAGGCGGCAGCAGCGTCAAGCGCATCTATGAGAATCCCGACCCCCGCTGGGAGTATGTCGTCTGCCTCACCACCACCGACGAGTTTGCGCACATCAGTTTCGTGAATGGCATCTACACCCCAAGGGGCGGCAAGCACGTCGAATACATCACCAACCAAATCGTCCGCAAGCTCGCAGAGCTTATCAAGAAGAAGAAGAAGGTCGATGTCAAGCCAAATACCATCAAGGAGCAACTGATGCTTTTCCTGCGCTGTGATATCGAGAATCCGTCGTTCTCTAGTCAGACAAAAGACGAGCTCGGAACCGCCGTCGCGAATTTCGGGTCGTCTTGTAAAGTCAGCGACGAATTCATCGAGAAACTCTCGAAAATGGGAGTCATGGACGCCGCGTGCGCGCTCACCGAAGTCAAGGACACGAAGGCTGCGAAGAAGACCGACGGCACGAAAACCAAGACGATTCGCGGTATTCCTAAACTCATCGACGCGAATTATGCGGGGTCGGCCGACAAATCCGCGCAATGTACAATTATCTTATGTGAAGGTGATTCGGCCAAGGCCGGTATTATCAGCGGGTTGAGCAAGGAAGACCGGAATTATATCGGCGTGTATCCAATGAAAGGCAAGCTCTTCAACGTTCATGGCGAGACGACGAAACGCATCTCAGAAAACCGCGAGATTGCGGAAATCAAGCAGATTCTTGGTCTTGAAACGGGGAAGACCTACACGCCCGCAGATGTCGCCACGCGGCTGCGTTACGGAAAGGTGCTGTTCATGACCGACCAAGATTTAGACGGTGCGCACATCCAAGGTCTCGGAATCAACCTTTTCCAGACGGAATGGCCGTCGCTTACGAAGATACCTGGTTTCATCGGGTTCATGAATACACCCATCCTGAAGGCGCGTCGCGGCGCCCAAGAGGTGCTCTTCTACAATGATGGCGAGTTTGAAGCGTGGAAGAAGCAATTCCCCGGCGCCGTCGTCCCCGCAGGTTGGAACACTAAATATTACAAAGGTTTGGGCACGAGCACCGGAAAGGAGTTCAAGGAATACTTCGAGCATAAAAAGATGGTGTCGTTTCTTCATACTGGGAAGGAAAGTGACGACCACCTAGATATGGCATTCAATAAGAAACGTGCCGATGACAGGAAAGAGTGGTTGTCGAATTATTCACGCGAGGCGTTCCTCGATACATCGAAACCGGCGATCCCTTATGAAGAGTTCATCGACCGTGGCCTCATCCACTTCTCCATCTACGACAATGAGCGATCGATTCCCAACCTGATGGATGGATTGAAGATTTCGCTGCGTAAGATTCTGTATGCGGCATTCAAGAAGGGTGGCCTGAAGACGGAAATCAAGGTGGCGCAGTTCAGCGGGTATGTTAGCGAGCATTCGGCGTATCATCATGGTGAGGCGAGTTTGAATGCGGCGATTGTCGGGATGGCGCAGAACTTCGTCGGCAGCAATAATATCAACCTGTTAGAACCGAATGGTCAGTTTGGGACGCGCGTGTCCGGAGGTGACGACAGTGCGAGCGAAAGATATATCTTCACCCAACTCAACAAGCTGACACGACTCATCTACCGCCAAGAAGACGACGCGGTCTTGACTTACATCGATGACGACGGGCAGATGGTGGAGCCAATTTATTACGCGCCCGCAATCCCCATGATTCTCGTGAATGGAACGAAGGGAATCGGAACGGGATTCAGCACAGAGGTTCTTCAGTACAACCCGCTTCAAATAATCGCGTATGTTCGCTCGATGCTAGCAACGACTTCTGTGGCCGACCGACCCGTCATCGAGCCCTACTTCAAGGGGTTCAAAGGAACGATACGGAATATCGGTGCTCCGACTCCGGCCACTAACGTGGCCTCCGCGACCTCCGGTGCCACCACATCCCATGTGGCGGCGACCTCCGGTGCTCCTGCCACTAACGCGGCATCCGCGAAATACCTCATCAAAGGCACCTATGAAATCATCGCCGACCGTAAAGTCCGCATCACCGAGCTGCCGATTGGAACATGGACTGATGATTACAAAGTATTCTTGGAGAAGTTGATGGAGGCACCTGCCGCGGCGGATAAAGACAAGGGCGACAAGGGTAGCGACAAGGGCGGCGGCGTCCCCGTCCTCAAAGAATACAATGACATGTCCACCGACACCGTTGTAGATATCACTGTGACATTCCACCCATCTTACCCGCATACTCCGAAAGACTTACAAGCCGCGATCATCGATGCCGACGCAGGAACCAACAAACTCGAGAAGCTGCTCGGATTATTCACGACTCAAAGCACGACGAATATGAATCTGTTCGACGCGCATGAGAAACTCCGCAAGTATGCGACCATCTACGACATCATCGAGGATTATTATGTCGAACGTCTCTCACTATATGCCAAACGCAAAGCGGCGATGTTGGCACAGCTGACTAACGAGCTGCGCGTCCTCACGAACCGTGCGCGATACATTCAGGAAGTGCTTGACGACAAGTTGGAATTGCGTCGTCAGACGAAGGAGGCGATCTTCGCGAAGATGACCGCGCACGGTTATGAGCACATTGAAGGCGATACCGAGTTCAAATACCTCTTAAAAATGCCGATGGATAGTGTAACGGATGAGAATGTCCGTCATCTTCTCTCGGAGCGTGATTCCAAGCGCGCGCAACACAAAGGACTCACGGATACATCGATTCAATCGTTATGGATCAAGGACTTGGATGAACTTGAGGTGGAGTATAAGAAGTGGGCGGCGGCAGCGGAGGCTAGTGTTGTGAGTATGGCGGCGTCGTCGGGAGGAGGCGGAGGCGCTGCGGCAAAGAAGAAGATGGTCGTCAAGAAGGCGTAATCATGTAAGGTATTGTGTGGTGTAAATAATAGTAATAATAATAGTAATAATAATAATAATAATAATAATAAATGACATTTTTTATTATTGGAGCCAATATCGAGCAAGACCGCGAACGAGGCGCGAAACGACGGCGATCGCCGAGTGGAGCAACGAGTGAGCAACGAGTGAGCAACTAAAACCACGGCTTCAACTCTAGCGTCTTATGCTTGTAATCCGAGAAGTTCGGGTGAGCAATCGGCGTGTACATATTACTCACATCGCGCTTATACTGAATGTAGCCTTCTGCCTCGCCATGAACGCGCGGAACACAATATTCAAATACTAATTCATTCAATTCAATAATCTGCTCGCGGATATCTGTAGGAGCATTCGCCGAGTTCTGAAGATAAATCGTGCGCATGATGATACGCAGAGTGTCGCAATCCTGTTCGCCAATGACGTATTTGCCGCGCGACCGCTGATACACACCTGCGCGAATTCCATTCTGAATAATTTGCATATTCTCTTTGCTAAAGAAAGCATTTGAAAGAGGTGTGTTTTCCCAAATACCGTTCAACGCGTCACGATATGTCACGCACTGATGAACCGGATTTTTGTCATATAACGCAAACTGGTCTTGTATGGGTGGAGTAAGAATGTCAAGACGCCCGTTTTTAGGTTGTCCAATAAATGTGTCTTCGGGAATTGTGCGATAATCGAAACGGTTCATATTAAGATACGAAATACGCCGGTTATTGTATATAGTATTATATATATATTTATATAACTAATATTTATACGTCTGCTATGGATTTTATTTCGAGTTCAAAAAATATCGGGTCTTCCGCGTTTGGAAGTTCATCGTCTGGTTCTAGTGGCAATGGAAGCAGCAATGGCATGTTTAGCAACTTTTTCAATCTTTCCATACAAAAAATGGTCTTGATTTTGGCAGTTATTGCGTTTATTATCTCCGTCGGTACCGTCGCTATTTTGCTGTGGAAGTCCAAGAGCACACAGAAGTGGCCGCCTGAGATCGCCAAGTGCCCTGACCGAATGAGTTTAAATGCTCTTGGTACAGCATGTGAGGATACATACGGATTGTCGCCATCAGCAGCTAGGACTGCTGGGACTGATGACTGCGGTCAATTTCAGGGTATAAAAGATGCTACATTCACAGCAAGCGGCCTAACCGGTGTGGATGGAGGCTACGTCCCGTGGGAGGGTATCGTCGATGGACAAAAATCGCGCGCTAGTTCCTTGAAATGTCTCAACTAGCCGCCGATGAATAATAGTAATATGACATAATAGCTGAGCAGCGTATTATGTCATTACGTGTGCCGTGCCGTGCCGTGCGCTTTACATGCGAAATGCGCCGGGTGCCGCACCCGACGCCTGTTGTGCCACTGCGGGAAGAGAGTCAGACGGCGAACCCATGCCATATGTGCCGACCTTCATGTTGCTGGTAACGCACATCGAGTAGAACAGACGCGTCTGGAAGTACATGAGAGCATACACCAAAATCATCAAGAACGAATACAAACCGCTCATTATGGTGATTTTTCCCCTAAATAGAAGGACCAGCGACGAAACAAAGCCAAGAGCAGCAACCGCCAAGAAAATAAAATTCGCGACAGTGAGCCAATAAAACAGCAAGCAATAATCCTTATCAAGAGGAGCAAACAATTCCTGAATTGCGTTCATTTTCTGAATATACCCGGTTATAATATATAAAAACAAAAAAAGCTATTCATTACATACATAGATACACTAGCATTGATTGGTTGGTATAATGGAAAACTATACCGCATTTCTTGGCCGTGAAACTATCTACAACAACATCCGCGACTTCTTGGCCTCATTCCAGAAGAATAAGTCTGACCTAACATTCAAGCGAGGTATCTATATCTATGGCGCGCCAGGATGCGGAAAAACCGAATTCGTCGTCCGACTACTTAAAGAACTAAATTATGATATGGTGAAATATGACGCAGGAGATATCCGCAACAAGTCGATCATCGAATCGATTACACAGCACAATATATCAGATAAAAATATCATGTCGATATTCCAGCGTAAAATCCAGAAAATCGTCGTCGTCATGGATGAACTCGATGGCATGAATAATGGCGATAAGGGCGGGATCACATCTCTCATCAAACTCATTCGTCCTAAAAAGACGAAGAAACAGAAACAGGAAGAGATCACGATGAACCCCATCATCTGTATCGGGAATTACCACATCGACAAGAAAATCAAAGAACTCATGAAAGTATGCTATGTGTATGAGTTGAAAACACCGACGCCAGCGCAAATGACGCAAATTATCGACCTCACGCTGCCGAGTATTGATGCGACGATGCGAAAGAATATCATCGAATTTGTCCAAGGCAATCTGCGCAAACTGAGCGCGGTCATGGATATGAGTAAAAAATCCAATACGATACTCGCCAATAATATTCTCCACGCAATATTTCAGCCGAAAACATATAACGAAGACATCAAAAAAATCACCGAAAAATTACTGAATACCGAATATCCCATTTCGGATCATAATGTGCTTATCAACGAGACGGACCGCACGACAATCGGGCTCTTATGGCACGAAAACGTCATTGATGTTCTTGAAAAAATGCCTGTAAGCGTCAGTGCGCCGTTTTATAAACTCGTTCTTGACAATATCTGCCAAGCCGACTACTTTGACCGGATTACATTTCAGAACCAGATTTGGCTTTTCAATGAATTGTCATCTCTCATCAAGACGTTTTATAACCATTACTTATATCACAAATCGTTTCCGAAGAAGGCGCGGTTTCATCCGACGGAGGTTCGTTTCACCAAAGTTCTTACCAAATATAGCACCGAGTATAATAACCAATTATTTATACAGAATTTGTGTATTCAGCTTTCGATGGATCAACGCGATCTTTTTACATTTTTCATGACTCTCAGAAAACAGTATAGCGAAGAAGATATACCGCGGATTTTAGAAATGTATGAAATAACGAAATTGGACGTAAATCGGATTTATCGATATTTAGACAAATATATGGAGAAAATGGAGCCGGAAATTGAGGAGTGGTGTGACATAATATAGCGACAGTGACGCGAGAGCGACGCGATGCGTTTGAATAATGCCGAAAAGATATTATGAATATTTAGAACAAAATTCAATATGGGTGCTTCGATTTCTTTTGATTCAAAATATCGTTTGATTTTAGATACAGAGGTTGAGTGTGTTTCGCTTAATCCGCCATCTGATGCGCCTAAAAAAAAACAAAGCGGGGGCGACCGAAAGAACAATGACCGTGAAAGTGTTAGTGATGGTAGCAGGAGCGATGGAAGCGACGACGGCGATAGCAGCAGCAGCAGCGGAAGCGATACCGACGACGATACCAACAAGACCTATACTGTAAAAATCACACCTGAAATCGCAAGTTATATTCGGAGTTGGATTCGTAAAACTCCATTCTTGGACGAGTTTGACCTCATCACCGAAATAGATCTTGATAATTATAATCACGCTCCGGGTTCCGCGCTGGTTTTCAATTCAGATTCAGTCGTATTCAACACGAGTAATCAGACAATCGAATCTCTCGGAGATTGGGAATATATTCCGCCCGAACAGCCAGCAAATTCGTCTAAGTCGAAGTCGAAGTCTAAGTCTAAGAAGCGTCGTGCCGACGACAGCGATAGCAACAGCGACAGCGACAGCGGTAATGCCCACGGCGAGAAGTCACAATATAAAACAAAGGACGACGACCTCCCCGTAAGCGAGATTGAGCATATTTTGAAGGAAAAATTCGAAGAATACAACAAAACTCGCGAATTTGTTATCCATGAATCAAAGAACACGTTTCTATGCCTAAAGATTAACTCGGTCGAAATCGTCAAAGCGTAATGTGGGCGGACGCATCATAATAATAATAATAATAATAATAATAATAATAATAATATCATTTTTCGGTGAAATGTGATATTATTGTAGTAAGAGTCATTATACATAAATCGTTTCGGGTTCGGCGTCGATGTTGTTTGCGGATTCGGCGGAAACGGCGGCGGTGGCATCGGTGGCATCGGTGTCGGCGGTAGCAGCAGTCGGAATAACCAAGCGTTCCTTACGCAATGTTTCATATTTGTGGTTCAATATCGCATTTTCATATTTCAAACGCTCAATTTCCTTAGTTTGTTCATCAACTTCCTTCTGTAATTTCTGAAGAATCTGGACGACCTGCTGATTATTCAACGTGATCGGAGGTTGTCCGTCTTGTTGTAGTACGATGTTGCCACCGCCCCCCGCAGCCGCCGCATCTTCCGCCATCTTTGCGCGTTCCTTCTCGAGCTGAAGTGTCTGCGCGATGACATCAGGTTTCATTTCAGGTCGGCCCGGCGCATAATCTTCCAACAATTTCTCCAAATCCGACATATAAAACTTACGAAGCGTGTTGTCTTTGATGAAATCCATGACTTTCTTCGGTGAATCTCTCACAACATCCGGATTCGCATTCACCAATAGCTTACGTTTATCAAACGTATTATGCTCATGCGAAAACACAAGAATCACCTTCATCGGGTCGAGTTGGACAAAGGGGACTGTATAATCTTTCAAGAACGCGCGCTCCTCTGCCAAGCACGCATCATCATTATACCTGTGTTGTTTTATCAACTTGCGCTTGAATGCGAATGTTCCCGCCGTGGCATGGTTCGGACCATATGGCCCAAAACGTTTCATCTGTTGAATATGTTTGAAATAAATGTAAATCTCGCTAGAACCCGCGCATAATGCTTCCGGATGCGAAACCAGCATTTCTACCGCGTGAGAGACGCGTTTAGGCGGATAATAGTCGTCGTCATCCATATACACCAAGATTTCACCGCGCGACTTCTCGTGAAGCAAGTTGCGTTTCTTCCCAAGTGTCATTTTGGTGTCGTATTTAAAATACTTAACACGAGGATGCGACGCGATGAGGTCTTCGACTGGGTCAGTCCCGTCATCAATAATAATCCACTCCATGCGGTCCTGTGGATAATCTTGTGCGTTGAAACAGGTAATCATCGCATTAATAAATGGGCGACGATTGAATGTGGGCGTACAAACACTGACAAACGGATATTTCTTGAAATACTCGGGGGTCGATTTCTCGATAGTCGCGGCAGCAGCGGCATGAGCAGCTGCCGTTCTATTCTTTCCACCCATGTTATCGTATATATGAATATAATACTTATTATACGATATTATTTATGTTCTTTCTACGCGCCCCAATTTTTTATACTCTTGAAAAATTCCATAATTCCATGCCAGTAATGCGTTAAATATAATAACAGTAACATCAGAATCACGATCGCTGCGACATTTATGTCCAAATATTCGAACGCATAAAACATCAGCGTCAAATTAAAGAAGAAGAATATGATCGGAACATAACGTGAATATAACTCGCGATATTGATCCCAGTGAAGAAGCGGATAAATAAAGAATGTGCCGATGAACTGGATGAGTTGAACAAAATACACGATGACCGGTAAAATACCAAGCCCGAACCCAGTAAATAATGACCACAATGAACCGCCTATAAATTCATTACGGTTGTCGGTTTGATTTATAATCATGCCTATAACTGTAGTAAAAAATGGACCACCCATCAACATGAACCCTGCGAACAGCAGAAACACAATTGGCATGAAGATAATAAGCAGCGGACTCACGACGTCATATAATTCTGTTGGGATTGCGTCCGAAATCTTCGTGATTTTATCGAATACATAGAGCATCATCGCACGGTCGGATGAAAACGAAAATATGAATGAATTGTTAATCCATTGCTTAAATCGCACCTTAATGAAATCCCAATTCAGCAGATTTACACTCGTGACGCCTTGATCCGTGCTCTCTTTCACCATATCTACATCTTCTTTGGTGAGGCAGAACCATTTGAATACATATGTGTCTAGGAAGATGGCGGCTTTCAGGAAGATTTTTTTGCCGGTTTCGATTTTAGGGTCGTCGGCGATTCCGCCGAATTTATCGTCGCATTTCGACGCATCACATGATGTATATTCATTCGTATAACAATATGGCCACTCGTGTCGGTCAGTTGGGAAGAGTTTATTAAGATTGAGTCCATTATTTCTGATACTCTCTGGTGCTGAAAAGAAGAGTATATTTACACAAATCACCGAAATGATGAGGGTTTCAATAAAAAGCGCCAATACACTTAATCCAAACTCTTTAAGTGCGGCTATATCGAATAGCGATTTCGGTTTTGCTTTTTCATTTTTAGGGGTCGTCGCATCATCCTTCGCATTTTTATCTTTATCTTTGTCTTCGGTGTCATCCCCGCCGCCGAACATTCCACCGACATTGCTAAATACGCTACTTTCTTCTTCTTCTTCATCGCCGCCGCCATCGTCTACATTAGTTTCTTCTTCATCTGCCATCGTATATGTAATAAGGTTATATATACGATATAAAATTTTTGGCGCGGCTTCACGTTTCACGTCGTTTCATAGCTCCACCGCCGCAATGCGTCGGCTCCGCTATTCCACTCCGCGCCTGAGCCAATACTATGCTACTAAATCCACGAAATAAAGAGACAAGGGGTGAAATACAGAGTGGAGTTAGACGAAACGATGTATTTCATGAGCACGGTAATTGGCACAGGCGCGGTGTGGAGTAGCAGAACTGAGCGCATCGCGCGGTGTGGAGCTACGGAATCACCGCGCGTACATCAACCCGCAATTCCCCGACACAAACGTGAGAACATTATACCTCTCTTCAAGTATGTGTAAATCATATGAATAAAGATAAATATTGACATTCGGCTTATTCATACCGATAATCTCTCGTGTATTCGGATTACAAATCACTTTAACTTCAGCCGCAGTGTCCAACGGCGGATATATCGTCGCCATTTCTAGTTCTATCTGATTGAACTTGCTCATATTAATAGCACCACTGGGTTGAAGTTCAAACGGGTCGGAATTCAGGCAGAAGTTGTAGCAGTATATACCCGGTTTCGCACTCCCTTTCGTGCGCGTGTATTTTTCGATGTAATTATACACTCCAGCATCCAGTAAATTCTCTCGGTATTTCCCATTCAGAGAGATTCCCATCGTCTGTAAAATGTCGCGCTGATTCTCCGATTGAAAGTCGCCCGTAATATGAAGTCCAGTGAGTCGTTTATCCCGCGGATTGATTCCAGGGCCGATCCCGTTCTTCGGTCCATTTTTATCAAAGAAGTAGCGGTCAAATGGGAATGTGTTATTGAATGACATATCACTCGCCGCATTGACAATCTCATTAAACGCCGAAGGGCGCCAGTCGTCATCAATCGGCGCGGGAATAATATCATATGGCAAATAACTATACGGCCAGTTCGTATAATTGCTCCATTCATTTCGCATATTCACATCGCTCCTCTGGAAGAACATTGTCCATGACGCCACCATTCCCATTGAGTTCTCTATTTTGATTTTTCGATTGCCCGTTACATCATTGAACACCCAGTCATAATACGATTTGATCAGATATTTCTGTTGGTTGGCCGCGAAGACTTTCGATTCTTCATCCGAGAGAAAGCAGTATGTCGCCATCAAATGAACATCGGCGTTCCAATCTGTTCGAAGACTAGGATATGAATTGAGAGATAAATCGATACTGGGCGGTGGGTATAAGAACCGCCACATCTGATGGAGCGGATTTGTAAAGTCTGGCTGAACAACTGGCCAATAATTGCCTGGATCGCCCACATCGCGTATCGTGAATAACTCTTTCACCGGTCGTAGCGTGACATCAATTTGAAGTTGATTATACTGAAGACATACCAGCGGAAATGCCATCTTGGAAGAGAGTGTGAACCATGCGTTGATGGGAATGTATAGTTTTCGCCCACGAATCGACGGTTCTGACCCAGCGATGTTACTCGTGCGATAGGCATTCGGATACTGGTTCAGTCGTGCGCCGGAACAGCCCGGATTGTATAACTCTGGGACATGTCCCGTCATTTCATTATATAATTCGCGCTTGGTGGCATCAAGGTCGCGCTCGACAATCGACATCAAATTATTACCGGTGAAACGCTGGAGGGTCATACCACCTACCGAAATCACGATTTCCTTCACCATTTGCGTGCCCAGATTTTCAATCCACCGGTATTCATACGGCGCCCACATATCCTCGACACGTGCGGGAGGGTGAATCGGACTCCAGATCGACGGCAGTGTCACGCAAATATATGTATCCATCAGTAGTTCCGCATATCTCGGTATATAGAAAGTGAATTTGGACTCTTCGGTCATGCGCAACTTCTTCTGACCATCGAAATCAACTCTAAACTTTTGAAGACCGAAATTCGTATATTTAAGGTATGTACTTTTGAAAAACGATTTTTTTGGGTTGCCATTTAAAATAACATTTTGGTTGCCTGTAGCGACCAGATTCAATAAACCACCAGTCATTTAGTATTGTATGCGGCGGGGTTGATATTATGTTATATATTATGTTATATATTACTTTATATACCATAATATATAAAAATCTCATATTATATACAACATAATGAAAGAAAACCAAATAGAATTCGTATTCATCGGCGTGATTATAATCGTTTTTGCAATATGGAAGATATCTGAACTCATTAAAACCCGTTGTTATCAAGCAAAGGCGGCAATACAGGAGGGATTCGAGGCCGACGACCGTGCGAAGAAGGACAAAGCAGCGGCGGTGGCAGCGGCGACGGCAGAACCCGAACTTATGACCCAATTAAAAGGCCTACTCAAAAATTACAAGACCGAAACACCAGTATTATCCACCGAGAATTTTACAGTTGAAACACCCGAAAATGAAATGACGATTAATCAGCGTAAAAAGGCGGCAACCACACTTGATACGTTCAATACGGCGACTACGACCGCGACGACCACGACCGCGACGACCACGACCACGACGCCCCCTCCGGTAGCCGCACCAACTACGGATAAGCCAATCAACTCAGTAAAAGAAGGTTTGGAAAACCCCGATGAAAACACAAAAGAGTTCATAGATAAAAACATCACGTCAATTAATCCTGCTGATAGTCAAAGTAAATTCAAGTTGCGCGATTATTATATTAAATCCGCATATAACGCATTCAATCCCGATAAATTCAAGAATTCAAACGTGAGCATGGACGCGCTATTATATGTCATCGCGCGCGGTTGTCGGTTTATCGACTTTGAGGTGTTTTCCGTAGAGAACCAGCCAGTCATCGCATCATCATCCGTGAATTCATTCAATTACAAGGAAACGTTCAATCATATTCCTGTAAGCGACGCATTCGAGGTATTGGGCAGTTACGTGTTTTCAGGATCGAAGTGCCCGAATCCAGGCGACCCCTTTATTATCCATATGCGCATCATGTCGCGAAATGTCACGATGTATGATAATCTGGCAAAGATAATCTCTCAGAGTAAAACGATGGCTCGAAACCTCTTGGGGCCAAAGTATGGGCGCGAGTTCCAGACGAAGGATTTAGGGAATGAAAATCTATTAAACTTCAAGGGGAAAATCATACTCATGGTGGATGGAACTAATCAGATTTACCGAAAGACCAGATTGTTAGAGTTGATTAATATGAGTTCAAATTCGCTTTTTCTCTCGAAATACACGTATTTTGGTGTTAAGAATATCGCCGATCCTCAAACATTCAAGGACTCAAATAAGAAGAATATGTGTCTTGTGATTCCCGATAAAGCAGGCAGGCCAATCAATGATGGACATAATGGTCCATACACGTGG